CTCCGTGTAGTATTTTGCTATCGTACGTTCCTTCTCAACTAAATAATCAATTTCGATTTTCTCTGCATTAACGGAGTTTTCAGACGTATGCTTATATACGCCTCCGTTAGCTACCGTGTAAGCGGCAAACGGCAGATATTCCACCAACGCCCAATGGATAAGCATCGGCTGTACATAATCCGTTACAAGGGATAGGTAATTACCTGCAAGCGTATTGGCGATAATATCCGAGGAAATCTTATCGTACAACTTCGTACCCGTGTAATTCTGGATATGAATCTCTTGGGCAATCTTGATAAATTGTATAAACTTATCCGTATCGACGTTACCGGAAATAACCGTATTGCGTACAATATCCTCACGCTTGATAAAAAGAGCAGTTGGCATTACTTTCTTGGCTTTAAAAATCCTTCGTGCGGCATATCTACCGGACGCTTTGCAACCTTTGGGTTATTCGTCTCTGGCTTGACGCCTGCCTTACGAGCTTGGTTTACCGATACGTCTGCATTCGGGTTTTTAGCGTCTGGAGTTACACCTTCTGCTTTTGCTAAATACGTCTTACGCATCCAAAAGTGGTGGCAACGTGCGCCTCCCTTGTAGAGCCATATATCGTATGTTGCTGCGCCACGAGGCCCGAATCCTGCGTTAACTTCCTGCTTACGCATACGCATAATATCCTCCTTGCGGTAGACCTTCTTTGCGTTTACCATTAACTTACAGAACTCTCGGCTGTTTGCTTTGGTTGCTCCCGGTGCGTAAGCATAACGAATCTTGTACTTACGTCCGTCTTTGGTTTCGCCGTCCTGCTCGCTTTTGGCGTTTGGGAACGCCTCACCGGTCTTGGCGAACTTTAAGATTGAATCCAAATACTCCTCTTGCTCGTAGTCAACGGGGCGTTCGTCTACCAATTCCCATTCGTCCAAGTCCTCGTCTTCGCCAAACTCGTTTAACGCCTCAAACATTCCGTTAAGCACCTCGTCGCTAACGTCGGCAGAAAATCCGAACCCGCCATCTTCGATACCGGTAGATTCCTCAACAATATCCGAAGGGGCAACAACGTCCTCCTTAAACTCCAACGGCTGCAAGGTCTTAAAATAGACGTTTAGAGACGCTCCGTTAAAAGATAGGACTGTTTCTACTGCATCGAGTAAAACCTCTTGTAAAGGGCGGATAACGATGTTATCGAACAGAATAGAAGCGGTCTTTAATTCGTCGGCATTGTTACCAAGTCCGGTTTGGTCTTTAATACCCAAAAGCATCGGGCTTGTTACCCGGTGGCCTACCATAATCTTCTTGGTGCATTCCTCGGATAAGAATTGGTACTGCTCGCTTGCGTCCGATAGTTGTACGGGTTCGATTGTTGCTGCAAGTTCCTTGTTATCGTTAAACGCAAGGATAAACCGACCCGCATTCGAGCTACCAGAAAACTTATCGGCAATACGTGCCTCAATTAACGTCTGCTCGTCTTCGGTAGGTGTGCCGTTATTGAAGTTAATCAGCATCGACGGAGCCAAGCCGTTCTTAATGTTGCTGATATGGTAATTTGCTACTTCTTCCTCCAGGTCGGCGTAAGGTAAACAGCCTTGGTAGTCAGTTGGGGCGTAATAATAGTATCCTGCTTTGTAAGGTTTAATATAAAGAATCTCGATACCCGCTTTGCTCATTCCAAAGGCATCAATGCGTATCGGGGTCTCTTTGCGTTGGGCTACTCTATTCCAATCCTTTGCGTAGTAATATGCGGGGATAAAACCTTCTTCGTTTGCCTTTTCAGCACGCAGCGTTTCAACGGGGATATGCTCAACCTTTACAATCTTGGAATGGTCTTGGTTGTAGATTACTTGAATAGCCGCATTGCCCATCATCTTAAAGTCAGCAACTACCTTCTTCATTGCCTGGGCGGTAAACAAGGACATCATCATTGCGTACTCGTCGGGCTTTTGTGCTGCGTCTGTTGCCGCAAGACCCTTGCCGTAAATCATATCAATAACACCATTCATAATAGCATTATTGGTAGGACTTCCGTTATAGCGGTCGATTAGGTATTGGAAATAATTGTTATCGTCTCCGTACTCAATCCAGTTCTTTCCACTAACCTCCTTCACCTGCGGCTTAACGTAGGAGTTCAAGGCCATAAATCTTACATTGCTCATATGATAACAAACGTATTATCTCCTGCGGTTTCTTGGTCGTACACCCCGGCGTTCACGGTGAACTTCTCAAAGTTAGTTTGGTCGGTGCAGAATACCCGGCCTCTGTATATCAAATTTACGCCACTAAACACCTCCAATAGGTAAAAGTTTTGTGCCTTCAAAGTCCAAGCAGCATTCAAGGTCATATAACCGTTTGCGCTTGTAGGAGCGATTGTTTGCGTTTGGGTGGTATTGGTGGATTCGTTCGTTAGCCGTGCCGATACAGAAGCAGGAAACGAGCGAGGAATGATTTGCAAATTCTGCGCTGTTGCGCTTGTAGTTAAAATGTTCATCTTACAAATAACTCGTTTGTTGCTTTTTGTTTTAATTAAAAAAGCCACCCCGAAGGATGGCTCTCTTAACGTGTTGGTGTCAGTTAGATTTTAACTGGCTTGAATTTAGACACCAATGCTTTTAACTTGTTCGTATGAGTAATTGCTTCCTTTACAATTTGCTCTGCTTTATCCAAGTCAAACGGCTCTGGAACATTCACACCTAATTCAGCAGATGCCTTTGCTACGGTGCTACGAATTGCTTGGATATCTTTTAATACGATTTCAGAATTGTTTAAATAACGATAAACATTATCTGCCTCGGTTACTGCGTTGTTATACGCATCAACTGCATAAGAGAATTGGTTAGCTTCTCCCATTGCGGTAGAGTATACACGCTCGGCATCGTTAACAACCTTCTCCATCATTTTTACACGAGCAGAAACTTGTTCTGCCGTAGCCAATTCAACTTTACGGGGTTGCATCCCATTCATAATCTTTAATGCCTTTTCCATAGGTCATTAAAAATCAGAACCAGAAACAATAGTTGAAATTCCAGCAGCAGACAAAGTACCGTCCAAGAAGTTAGCAGGAACCTGTTCTTGTCCGTTCAGCGTCAAGGTGTAACCAGAAAGGTCTCCCATAGCAGCACCGGTAACAATCGTTCCTCCGGTTACTTCGCAACCGTGTTCCAAACCAGCAACAAAGTAGTTTCCGTTGTAGTCCTCAACGATTACAATCGGACGTCCGTAAGCCATTAACTTGATTTCCTTGTTTGATTGCTTGCTCAATTTGTGCAAGGTCAAGTTCAAGGTTTGGTCAAAAAACGTAGTTCCGTTTTCACGGCTAGAGGTTACCGCTTGCTCGAATGAGGAGTTACCCTTCAATTCGTATTTGTAAGCCGTTAAACCGCTTCCCAGCGTGTCGATAGCGTCTGTATTGGTAACGTCATAAGTTACCGTCAAGCTCTGATAATTCAGAAAGTAAACCGCTGTGATTCCACCTACAACGTCCTTGCAGGGTTCAATGCGGCCAAGGGATAATGCACAAGCCATTTTGTTTTATTTTTATGGGGGTTAAAAAAGAAAGGGGTGGGGCGTCATTACACCACCACCCCTATCAGGATTTTTAAGAACGATTAAGCTCCGTAGTAAACGATATCGCTACCGATTCCGTACTGGATACCTGCGCTCATACGCATAATCAAACGGAAATTTTGACTTCCGTCAATGTCCGACATATCGATGAGGCGCACTTCGTTTTTATCGCTGAGGAGTCCGCAGCCGAAGAACAAGTTGGACTTCTGTGCAGCAACGATTTTGTTTGAAGGCAAACCTTCAGCCAAAGCAACCTTGATGCCGTCAAAGTACAAGTCGCCTTGTCCGTACCACATAGTTCCTTTGTTATCAACACCATTAGCACCAAGACCTGAAGTTCCGAAGCCACCCAAAGCACGTACATAAGCTTTAGCAACGTTCTGTGGAACGAACAAGGTCAAGTCCTGCTTACCGTACAAGGCAGAAGGGATAGCGTCAACTACCTTGCCCAATTCAGCGATTACGTTAGAAGCAGTAACGGTCGTACCGGTTACGTCTACAACGTCAGAATCAGCAGCGAACAATACGGTGAATCCGTCGAACTGGCCAGCAGAAGCGTTAACACCAGCCCAAATGTTTTGCTCGATACGAGCAGCAACCTTCTCGGCAGCGTAAGCTACGATGAAGTCAGTAAAAGAGGCAGGTACATTCTTGAATGCAGAGTAACCCATCTCAACGGCTTGCCAAGTTTGCTCGAAGTCCTTTTTGCACATTTGCAAGTTAACCTGGAACTCCTCGGTGGTCAATACACGCTCGGTCAAAGTAACGGTAGATGTAGGGTCGAAGTCGCAAGTAGCGTTCTTCAAGATATCGTCAGTACCGACCTTTTGGATAACTGATTTGTAATACACGTTAGGCATTACCTCGATAAGACCTTTGTCCAAGGTTGGTGCGCTCAAAAGAGCAGCGGCAACGTATTTACCGGCAAACTCGCCAGCATACGTAGTAGTGATTGAAGTGGTCGTAGCCATTTTTTATTTGTTGGTTTATTTGTTAAGACGTGCGAGAACTCGGTCGATAGCAGTCTCCGGGCTGTTCTGTGCGAGGTTAACTCGTGCAGGCGCAGGGGCTGCTTCTGGGTTGTGGCGGATAGGCATAGCGGCAGGCATATCGCTTGACATCTCCTGCTTCTTTTTAGCCATCTCCTCTTTCATTGCGGACAATTCAGCCCGCATCTCCTCAAGGATAGGCATTACTACCTCCTTGATTTTCTCCTCCATAGTTGGCTCAACGGCTGCTTCAACCTCGATTTCAACTGATGGGGCTTCTTCTTCTACCTCGGCTGTTGCTTCTTTGATTTCACCGATAACACCTTCTTCGGCTACAACCAAGATGCGGCCATCCTCCATCTCGTACTCACCGACTGGGACAGCGATACGGTCTTCCTCTGATACGATGAAAATGGGTTGGCCTGCCTCGAATGATTCAGCTTCCAAGACGGTGCCGTTATCGAGCTTGGCTTGCGCCAACTCAACTTCGGAGGTCTCAACTGCGGACAGCTCGGCAAAGAATTTTTGGAAAATTTCTGTTGCTTTCATACTCGAAATAATTGATTAGTTATTGATTGTTACATTTTTATACCGGAACCTTCACGGTAACGCCTACGCCTTGTGCTTGCAACGAACCATCGCAGCACTTCGAGGAATAGGTATTATCCTTACAAAGGCATCCACGCTTGCCCCCTTTGGGGGAGGAACGGCTTGGGGTCTTTTTCATAATTTACCTAATTCTTTTAGTTTAGATTCTGCCCAACGCTTTGCGGCAAGTCCGCCCCATAGCAAATAGGAAATAGTGCCGCAAGCTTGCGTATCGTTCTCGTCGTAGTACGCTTCCGCACGGGATAGGTACGAGTACATACGGGTAATGGTCTCTACGCTTATAGGTTTGCCGTCTGCAAGTTGTTGCGCTCGAATCTTGCCAACTGCCGTAGCGCATTTGTTACCGCCCTTCTCGTTTAACTCGATTCCTCGCTTTGCATTGTTTCGTACCGCTTCTGGGTAGTCCGTATAGGATTCCATTTCGATTCGCTTCTTGCTCTTTAAGCGGCCATCCTTTTTAATCTTGGCGATAATGTTAGAGAGCATAAACTCCGCTTCCTCCTCCTCGATGCGTTCAAGGTGGGATTCCATTTGCATCTTGTCAACGAAATACCCCTCAATAGAAAATCCCTTAACTCGTCCGGTCTTAACGTAGTTATTCCAAATGTTTTCGTTGTTAACCTTCATAGATACCATCCACGTACCTTCGGGTAATTCCATTCCGTAGATAGCGGTCTTGTCCTTCTGTGGGTCTTCAACAATCCAAGATTCTACAACCGACAAACCGCTTAACTCGGCGGCGTGTTCGAGCGTAGTGTTTCCCTGATAACCACGCATCAAGAATAACTCCGAGGCCTTGCGTACCGTCTCCTTTGAAAAGTAAACGTAAAACTCCTCACCGCCTTGGTTACGGTATATGGTCTTATTGGGGATAAGTGCTGCGCCCATTAAGATACGCTTCTCCTCGTCCTGCGCTTTGAACTCTACCTCGTACTCCTTTGCAAGGGTGATAAAGTTCTCTTCAATCGCTGGGTGTTCAACGATGGAAATAGCGTTTATGCCGTTTAGTCCTTCGGTTTCCTCAAGGACAAGTTCAATTACTTTTTTCATTATCCGAATGTTGCTGTTCTTGCTCTGCGTCGTGCTAATTGTTGTGCGTTGGTAACCTCACCCGCTACAACGTATGCTTGGATGGGTTGTTGGTTTCTTGCGTTTACGGATTCCGCTAATTGGTTAATTCCAGAACGCCCAACGATATTGAATTGTGGGGTCATCTGCGATTCAGCAGGCGCACCGAATCCACCTCCACCGGTATCAATGTTTGTATCGGGGGATTCGAATTGTGTTCTTGCGATTGTTGCCACTTGCGCCCCGGCAAATGCTGCGGCAAGTCCTGCTTGTACCAACGGGTAACCGGGGAAGACGGCAGTAAACGGTGAGGCTTGTGCGGTCTTGTATGCGTTTTGTACCGCCTCCACTCCGGATACCACAGCTGATGCAAGAGAAAGTTTCTTTTGGAACTCGAATTGGCGTTTCTTTGACGCCTCATCGTCTCCTGCAAATGCTGCTGATAACGCACCTATTGCTGCAAGTCCGTCTTTTGCTAATTGGAATCTTGCTGCTGTAACCTCTTGGTCAAGTGCCTTGCTATCCCGTGCGTATTGAGCATCCGTCTGTGAACGCTCATTCATTAACTGCAAATAAGCATCGTATGCCTCCTGCTGTGCTACCGTACCCTCTGCTGCGTTTGCTAATCGTTGACGGGCAATTTCTATTTCGATATCAAGAATCTTAACCTGCTGATTGTATTCATTGTCTAACGCCTTACGACGATTTTCCTCAATCCGTGATATGGTTACATATTCACCCTCAATAATTTCTCCGTTCTTTTGGATTAACTCGTTGTAGGTTATCATTTCCCGATTAAGGGACATCTGATTCATAAGGAACTCCGAGCGTTGCCCTGCAACCCGTTCCTCAATATCTACCAACTCGGTGCGGGCTTGGATTAAAGCAACCTCGTTCTCGATACTTGGTATTTTAGCGTATTGTGCTTGGGCTGCTGCTACGACTTGTTCAACAAGTGCCTTTTCCTTTTGCAGCTGCTCGGTTAAAATATCATTTAGAATATCGTTTGCCTCGATTCTTGAATTGATGCTATTGAACTCGTTATCTCGCTCTTGTCGGGCTTGTTCCGCAAGCAACTGATATTCCAACTGGACTTCGGTACGCCGTGCGGATGCTAACGCACCTTGCTTCTCCAATTCCACAATTTCACGTGAATCGGAAATAACGCTACCAAGATTAAGAGCAGTACCCTTTGTAATGGAATCAAAGATTCGGGATACGCTTAATTGAATTGCACCAAGAGCCGTGTTAAACACGTCCACAACGGCTTGGTTAGCGGTAAACGCTTCTTTGGCCGTATCCATCGCAACGGATACCAACGCCAGTCCTTTTGCGCTATTGGCAAGTTCCTTAAAAGAGTTGTTGGTTTTCTCGGTTTCCTTGCGTACACCTTCAACGCTCTGTTCGGTTTTGTCAAACGCCTTTTTGCTTTCTACACCTACGCTCTTGATAGAGTTGTTTAACTCCTCAATGCTCTTGGTTAGTTTATCAAGGGTCGAATCTAATTCGGTTCCGTCCCCTTGGATTTTTATAGTTTCGACAACCGCCATTCCTTTAACCCTTCTTGAATTTTATCTTCCGTAAGCTTATACGTTCCTTTTGCAATTTCGATTTCGTGGCTAACACCAACATATGGTTGGCTATTAAGCACCTCAATCAAATAACTCAAATAAGATTCCCTCATACATCATTTAATAGTTCAAACTCTGCCTTGCCCGTGGTAAGGTTAATCTGTACGTTGTTCACAATCCACCTTTCGCCGTTCCAAATTAACTTATTTCGTAGGTCGAAATTTAGAATCTTGCCCAAAGGCAATATAGCAGGAATGCGTACCAATCGACGGGAAGGGTCGTACAAGTCAGTAACATAATCACTCCAATAAGTATTGTAGAGCGAATTGTTTACTGATTCAAAAAACCACGGGTCGAGGTCGGCTCCGTAGTTTAACGAATAGGTTAATGCGGTGTTTGTATTTTTATTGGATGCGTTTGCGTACACAACGGTTGTAACGGATACGGCGTCGTGCCCGGTAATCGTATTTGTCGGGTCGAGAAACGATAATGTTGCAGGGCTAACAGTTACCGGGGAGTTAACATAGAATAAAAAGGGTTGCCCTAAATACGTTTCCAACTCACGGGTTACTGCGTATCCTGCTAACAATTTTGTTAACGCTCCTCCGTCTTGGTCGGTTAACCGGGT